ATTAGGCGACTGCTCCTTGTCATCGAGAATAACTATATTTGAGCGGGCTAATTTATTTAATACTTTGCTTCTACGTGTATCCCAATATTTTGTGTCCCACTCAAATGAATTCATATCTGTTAGGAGGCCTGTGTGTTCATCGTCATTTAGATAATTTCTTATTATTAAAATACCTGCCTCTTCACCATCCCTGTCAAATGAATGATATTCAGCCGAAATATCTTGTTCATTTAATGTACTTTCGGCCTTTTGCAGTTCTTCTGTAGTAAACCCCGAACCTATTTCACCTAGTTCCCCTACCATCTCCATACCAACATGATTTTCACCAGCATCTCCAAATGTTAAAGCAATACGATAATCTTTTGATTTGGTCGCTCCCGATGTATTACTATAATCTATGTAAGAATAATTAAAGTTTTTACACACTCTATAAACTTTCAGCGTTTTTCCTAAAGTTTTTCTATCTATTTCCACAATTTCATTATCTCTTAAATTAAAATGCCGAGCAATTGGGTCGTTATATAAGATAAATGGTAACTTATCTAATGAATCTATCATCAATCTATTTACTAGTGATTTATATGATTGCCTGTATACACGATGTTTAGGAACTAAATAGTGGGCTGTTAAATTAAATAAAAATTTATGGTAATCGAAAATTCTTATATGTGAATGCTTCGATTCAAAATTATTTATCATCGGTTGGTCGTTTTGATCAATCTTTTTGTCTAGTAGGATAAATGTTATATTATCAATATTAGAATTAATCCCTTTTAAATCAGTTATGTCCCGAATATAAGATTTAATTTTTTTTATAAAAACTTTATTTAATTTATAACCATCGGGATTACCCTTATAAAAAAATACATAGTCCTTAGTTTCTGTATTATTTACAAAAACATCTAATATTCTATTTCCATTTTTTTCACTCTCGATATATAAATCTATTTTATACTCTACTATATTACTATATTCCATGTTTGGTAAAATTTCGGCACTGTAGCCTCTATCTATAAGCATATTCTTTACATTTGGTAAAACTTTAATAAGAAGTGTTTTTAAATCCATTATAACTTAATTATTTATAATAGAGATAATTATTTTATTATTTTAATTTAACTAAAATTAATTTCTTTTTATAAATAAATACTTGTTTCTTTGTATATCTGTATTACTTGTAATTAGTTTATAATACTCATAACATTTATCATTATCATGTAATGGAATAAGAGAAAATAATAGACTTTTTGTAATAAGTTTTAAGTTTTTAAAATCGTCTTGGGAATAATAAGTTAAAAAATAAGTTTCAAAAATTTTTAGCATTTTTTTTTCATACTCTAAAGGAATATTTTTAGATTGAAGAATCTTATCATAACCTATTAAAGATTGATATATTTTAGCCCAATCATATAACCAGTCCCCCTCTAAACTTAACTTTTCCCCTTGTTGTCCACGCATGTCTATAAATTTTATTTTACCATAATTATTTATTAATTTAATATATGCAGTTTTTCATTTCATTTAATTAACTTAAATTCATTAATCTAAATCTATTATAATTCCCAATACTATCATAGAACATAGCTTTTTTTAATAATTCCGCATTATTGTTTTTAAATTTTTTAAAATTTTTAAATTTTTTATTACAAGTAGGGCATTTTTTGTTAAACGAAAGCCAATTATCGATACATCCCATATGATACATACATTTACAATTACAATTTAAAATACTAAATTTATTAGTAATTTCACATAGACAAATAGGGCAATTACTCATAAATAATAGTATTAAGTTGCGTTTAATTTAAAAAAAATATAATTACTTTATATATAATGAAATTATTTAGTTTTAAAAAATTTGTACAGCGAACATTTTTTTGCTGTTTTCACTGTGTTTGTATTCGTAGATTAGTAAAAACTAATTGTGAGGAGGAAATATGGATGGAACCTAATCCGGAAAACCATCCTATTTTTGACCTTGAGAAAGGAGAACTTTAGAAATAGTTACTTTATTTCTATTTTCAGGTGCGACATATTCCATTCCTAAAAATTCAAAAATGTCTTGTTCTTTAATAATCCTATCTTTCCCTATCTTTGACATTATTAGAGATGATTCAACTGGCTTTTTAGTTAGCTTGTGACTTAAGGTGTATTCATTAAGAGAATAGCCTTGTTTTAGAGCATTTGCTCTCATCATAGAATTAAATCCACCAGAACCAGTAAAATATAATTGAGCGTAGGGATACTGTTCTTTACTTGTATCTATAATATCCATATGCCTGGCTATAGTAAATCCTTCCGATTCTAACTTAGAAATACCCATAAATTTTTTTTTACCTTTCGCTAAAATTTCTTTTATGATGCCTGCTTTATGAAGATTTTTAATAAGTTTATTCCGTAAAGCACTTGTGTCATCATCAGGGTTTTTAGAAGTAATCAATACATCTATATCACCACTCTCTTCCAAACCTCTTCGGTAAGAGCCATTAATAGACATATCTATATTGGGTGATACTTCTTCGCAGAAAGTTTCTAAAATTGTTTTATATTTGTCGATTTCGCTTCGAGGAATTCGTTTCTGTAGGTCAGTATAATATTTAAGGCCGAGTTTCTGTTTATTATTAAGTATATCAGGAGTTTTTTTTAGTTGATTTCTCAAGCCAGTAATAGTAACTATCTTATGAGCCGCATATAATTTTTTTGCATTAGCAGGACCTATTGCATAAATCTTAGTCAAATTCATAATACTTTTAAGTTCAGGTCGCTTTTGCGCCTCTATAGCTTCGATATTTTTTCCTGTTTTCAGGTATTCTTCTGTAATAATTCCTACTTTAACTGGCTTAGCTACGCCGTTTTCCTTAAAGAAATCGGTTATTTGTTCAGCCTTGGTTATGTGTGTCTCTGGATATTTTACTAAAATACCAAGCATTTTATTGTAGCTCCGTGCTTTAAAAGTGGCGGTTGGTATATTGTCTATATTAGCCGTATACTTTTGGGTTAATATATCTAAAATAGCGATAAGTCCTGCTGTGGAGCGTTTTATAACCAATTTCTTTTTAGTAGGCATTATTATATAATAGTCTTTTAATTCAAAAATATTAACAGGTTTTAATATCAAAGTTTTATTTATATTAACCACATTAATAAATGTTAAACATAATAATAAAAATTTGATTATTCCAGATAAATTTTGATAGATTTTAAATATCCAGATAATCCAAAATGGGAAGAATGCTTAATTTGCAGAATAAGACAACCCAATTTGCCTTGAAGTCAGACTGTAATATGCTAGTCGGGTCACTTATTACAAAGGGTAATAAAATTTATGCGGGTGGATGTAATAGTAATAGGACTAAATTTTTGGGAATGTCGGATTGTTCTCAACACGCGGAAATGGCAGCAGCTAATAATTTTATTAACTCGGTGGTGCGGCGCAACCCTAAAAAGTATCGTTTTTTACGGGAAAAATGGAAAGAGGCGTAGAGACACTCCGCTCTATGATCTAAGAAAATTTACGGTATGGTGTGTAAGAGTTTCTAGAAAAGATAAAAAAAATAATTACAGAGATATAATAAATAAATCTTCAGGACCCTGTTCTATATGCCAAGAACGACTTAAGCGGTTAGGGTTTGGTAAAATAGCATTTTCGAATGAGTTGGGTGAAATAGAAACTTACAAATTGAGCGAGTATAATAAACTACATCTTTCGGGAAATCACCGACGACTTATAAAAAAAAATACTAATATGTCGTCTATTACTGATATTACTAATTCATTACCAGGTGTAACTATTATTTAATTAATAAATACTAGTTATAGTGCGATAAATTTTTATAAATTCTATAAGACTATTGTTATATTTTCTAGTAGTCATAGTGATTCCACCACGGTTTTCTATTTCAATTTCATCATAAATAGTATTTCCATAGTAATTTTTTATACCTAAATCCGCACCACATTTAAGTAAATAATTTAAAATTTCTATTCCGAGAAATTCATCGATGCTATAATCATAACCATACATATCATTTTCCGAATATAGTGGATTTTTATTTAAAAGCTCACCTGTAAGATAAAATAGACACATATGAATAGGAGAAAACCACGTAACCTCTTTACTACAGTCATTAATATAATACGAAATGTCTATATTTAAATCAAAACATGTTTTTAAATTTTCTAAAAATTCATTAGGGTTTTTTTTTAAAAAATCAGGAGATATTTTATCATAGAGTTCATCGCTAAGATAGTTCATTTTAATATAAAAAATCCTTTGTTTCTTTTATATCAAATTTTTCATATTTAAGGGCTTATAGAATTACGCCAAAATATTTTAGGGCTCCTAAAGAAGCATGTTGTTGGGCATCTTGTTTTTTCTTTCCAACGCCTTTAGAAATAATATCCCCATCTTTATCCAGCACACCCTCGGTGAATATACGATTATGTGGAGGACCTTCGACCGAAATAGATACGTACTCTGGTGTGAGTTTAAATTCTTTCTGGTAATATTGTAGCAATTGTTCTTTGTAATTTTCTTCTTTTAATAGAAGTGCTTCAAAATCTACAACTCTTTCTATAACATTTTCAATAAAAGCGTTGGCTATTTGCCATCCAGGACCAATAAGACGTTGATTTTCAAGTTTTGTAACTATTTCGGAGAAGAAAGGGGTTTCGTTTTGGTCAATAAATAGCCCACAAATAAATGCTTCCATTACATCCTCTAAAATACGGTCATTCATCCTGCCTTGGTTCGTATTTTCCTCGACTTGTTTGGATATAATTAAATGTTGTGGGAAATCCAAATATTTGGCAAATTTAGCAAGGGAATTTTTTCTTACTAATTTAGTTTTAAGTACAGTCTTAAATCCTTGATCTTGGTCTGGATACTTCCTGCATATGTAAAAGGCAGCGCTCATATCCAAAACCCTATCTCCTAAAAATTCATGATTCTCGTAATTATTATTTTCATCAAATAAGTCTAATACTCCGCCTGGTTGTTCAGCGAGTGTAATATTATTATTTACAGAAGCCTCGAAAATGTGTTTTTTTACATAAGAAGGGTGGATAAATGCTGTTTGGTAATAACCTAAGTTATTTATCTTAATGACCTCTCGCGCCTTATCGAATCCGCCTTTCTCTAGGATTGTATACACGTCATCCTCTGTCAATAATCTGTTTTTAGGATTCCAAGGATTTAGCACGATGTTTTCATTTTTAGACATTTTTATTTAATTTAATAATAATTATTTTTAAATCAAATTTATAAATATTTGTTATTCCACAGTTACAACTTTATCTGAATCCCTGGGTATATTAAAGTGAATTAAAAAAAATATCCAAATGCCGCTATATAGTTAAATTAATATTAAATAAGTCAAGGTTAAAGGTATATTGTTATAACTATTTAATGTTTATGACACATTTTGAAAATTATGAAAATTATAAAAATGTTCTCACAGTTAGTTTTGATGAATCTGAATTAATTAACAACGACTTTATTTATTTTATATATTGTCTAAAATTTAAACGATATAAAAGATTAGGGATTTTAATCGAAACGTTTAATAGCCAATTTAAAGCTTTTTATTTCCGACCCATGTATACAAGAATTAGAAATTTAATGAGAGCTTTTATGAAAATCAGAAGGTTTGTCAGGCTTAACTATAAAACCAATTATACTAATGTTGTAATAATTAATGAAAATTCCTTGGAATTAACAGAATTAGAAGAAGATTGTTTGAAATTAAATATTAATGGGGGTATCTATAGTTTTAATTTTAAGGATTTAATAAAATTATATAAGTATTCTTTATATGCTATTACGGATTATTTCTATTTAAATGACGAACTGTCATCCATTAAAAACCCTTATACTAATATACCTTTTACGCTCAAAGAAAATATTTTAATATACGAATTTATCAAAAAATACTATTTTAAAATTAAAAAAACTATACCGGATTTTATCAATAATTACAAAAAATGTTATTTTAATCCAAGGATATTTTCCATTACATTTAAACAGGAACTTTTAAATAAATCAATACATGCCTTTTTAATAAAATTGAATAAATCCGCAATAAAGGCCGAATTTCTCAATTTAATATCATCAAGTCTGTTTATCAGGGAAAGGTATTGTTCATTTTGTTTTAAAAGAATTCAAATTGAAAAGGATTTTTTAGATGTTTTGAAGATATATATACTTAATTCTAATGGAGTATATAAATATGGATTTTATGAACAAAAATTTATAACCAGATGTCGTTTATTAGATATTAAATTAGAAAAATACCATTATAAGACACATAGACGAGCCGTAAAAGGGCGCCAAAATCGCAGGAGAAATAATATCGCCTTGCATCTTAATAACCACCCGTTAAATTTTTAATTAACACTTCGTAAAATTTGAATATATTTTTATATTTAACAATATAATTAAGTAATTACAATGATAATAAATAAACAATACGACGCAGGACGATGCCATGGCCTACTTGTTAATAAGAATGGGTGTCAATGTAAGCGAAAAAAACCACAGAATGGGGTTTTCTGTAAAACACATGCGCGACTATGGGAATCAACGGGACTAAAAACTATTTATTCGCCTCAAAAAACCCCACCATCCTTTAAGAGGGTTAATCTAAATTATAATATAGATAATTTACATAAATTAACTAAAATACAAAAATTATTTAGAGGACGGACTGTTAGGGATAATATTAAAAATAGAGGAATATGTATGTACGCACGGCATCTCTGTAACAATCTCAACGATTGTATGGAATTAAAGGATATTTTTGAAATACCAAATAATGTATTCTTTTCATATAAGGATTCTGACAATTTATATTGGGGGTTTCATATTGAAACATTCGATAGTATAATCAAATATAATATGACTAATCCGTATAACCTGGAAGAAATTTCTGAAGAAATAAAAAAACGATTTAATCACCTACATAATACCGTAGATACTATAAAAACTAAATGTGTAATTAAAGATAAATATCTCGATCTACAAGAAAAATGTATCACTATTTTTCAAAAAATAGACAGCCTAAATAATTATACGAAATGCAGTTGGTTTTTAGATTTAAGCTCATCCGCTTTAAAAAAAATGTATTACTTCTTATTTGATTTATGGAACTATAGGCTGAATCTTTCAGAAAGTAGTAAACATAAATATTTAACTACCGTGCCTCTTTTCGAAATTAAATACGAGGTGTTTAAAACGTATACCGATTATTATAAGATTGCCCATATAATATTAGATATTTTTGATAGGTTAGTATCCGAAGGTAATTCTGAATCCGATAAAAATACAGCAGCTAATTGGGTTTTATCAGTATTAACTCTTGTTAATTCTGATGCCCGAAACGCGCTCCCTTGGCTATACCAGGCGGCTTTCCCTGGCTAATACATTAGATGTGGTTGTATAAAGGTATTAATATTATTATATGTAAATTTTTTATTCACTTCCTCTACTTCGAATAAATTTTGCAAATTAACATCTAAATTAAATAATTTCCTATTTTCAGGATCTTGTAATTTTTTATCGCGTATATATTTACTTATTTTCCGTACCACCTCAATTCTAGAAACTAAATCGGTATTATCTAAATTTAAAAATGTATACATATCGTCTGATAATTTCGTCGGTTTATCAAATTGCTGCTTAGATATACGAGTGCCGCTTTTAATAAGGTTTTCCAACTTCATCTCAGTCTGTTTTTGAATTCTTCTAATTTCGTATGGATTTATTTTCATCATCTCTTTTACGAACATAATTATTTTATTGTTTTCAGCAATAATTGTTTCGCTTATTCCAACTAGTCTTTGAATTTCTTTTATAAGATTTTCTTGTTTAGTTTTATTTTTTAAAAGTCTCCTCCCTTTTTTATTCAGTTTCTTCGGTAATGTTAAGTCAGACATTTATACATTATATTATAAAAATAACCTTAAGTTAAAACTTACTTACAATAATATATACATGAATTTATTGTATCTGGGAAAACCTACATATGGTGGATGGGTATCTTTTACGGCTCATCTAAGTCTAAAGTATAACTACAAAATATATAAAATAGGAAAAAGAACTGAAAAACTAAAATCGGGGGAAAATAGATTAAGGAAATTTGGGTATGGGACAACGTATCAAAATATCTCTATAGAAGATGCGCGGAACTTACCCAATATTATAATTACTGCAATTGATAAAAATTATTATAAATATATAGACGAATTTTCGGAAAAATCTAGTTTAGTTATCCATGATCCCACCGAGATAAAAGGTAACAGTTGTAAACCAGTAATAGATGTTCTAAATAAGTACAACATTATTACTATTAGGCGCTCTGTTAAGGATTATTTAAAAGATATTTATAAAATACCATCTAAATTTAAAGTCCACCCTTTTTTTGAATATGTTAAAACTAATAATAAAAAAACTAATTCAGTAAGCATTTCGCGGGTTGATTTTGATAAGCACACCGATATTATCCTAAAAGCTAATAAACTTTTACCAAAGGATAAACTTATTAGTGTATATGGTGCTAAAAACGACCGATACGTTTATTTTAAGTTAAAACCAGCAAATCTGGATTTTGATAAATATTATAAGGGTAGTTTTAAAAAATCATTTGAAGAATTAGACCAAATATTGAGTAGTGCTAAATTTGTAGTAGATTTATCTGCTATTAAAAATGATGGAGGAGGAAGTCAGTATACATTTTTGGAAGCGATTTACCAAGATTGTATATTGATTTTAAATAAAAAATGGGTTATGGCTAAAGGGAATATTTTTATTGATGGGAAAAATTGCATTTTAGTAGAGGATGAAACTGATATAGTTAATGCTATTACAAAAAAATATACGGATGTTGAATTAAAAAGCTTTGTTAAGCAGGCGAAAAAACTACTAAAGGACCATATTAATGTTAAATGGTAAAACAAATTAGCTAGAGTATAATACTCCACCCATACCATTTTCTATTTTTAATATGTTGTAGTTTCTCCCAAAAACTAAAATTTTAAATTTTTCCGTAATTGTAGAATAATTGTTACTGGTTTTTTGATAATTAAAATTTATTGCAAAACTATTAAGCTTTGAGAAGTTTAGACTCCCTGTAGGCTGGTGAGACGAAGGGTGGAGGGCAAATGAATGAACATAAAACCCTCCATTTAAGTTATTTTTACAACAGCCACTAAATAATCCACCACATAAGTGATTTTGGAAAGGCCCTAAGAGGCTATATAATTCTGGTTCATCTATTTCAGTTATGCGGGAATTATTAGCAAATAACTCTATACTGGTTAATGTATTAGAATTATCCATATTTTTGTAAAAAAGTAAGTTGTCTAACCAACTAGGATAGACAGTCCATATTAATTCACTTATTGGGTGGTTAAATTGTAATGTAAATTCGTCACTTCCAGTAGGCGCGGCCGAACTAAGTTCATTTAAATCAATTTTATTTGAACATTGAACTTGTGTTATTAGATATTCTAGGTTTCCTGATGTAAAAGATTTCTTTTCTTTTGGGTCTAAAAATATATATTCACACATCATGTATATTTCATTTATTTCTCCCTCGAAAGGGACTTTATGCCATTTATTATTACTCCTATTTATTGGTGTTGATAAAAAATTCTCGCCACCAGATACATTTAATCCAGAAATATCGTCGCCAGAAATATTTTCTAATTGAGAGCCAGATAATTTCTGGGGTATATTATTACTATTTGCTATAACTGGACCTATGTCATTTGAATACGTATATACATCTAAATTTTCTAAAGATTTAATTTTTAAGTATAATACTACTTCGTGATACTGAAGTGCGATGAGTGGTAAGGCCAAACCGGGGTTATTATTAAACCAAAAAGAAAGTGGGACAAATACTCTTTTAAATTGGGTTGTTGAGCCACATTTTGAAGAAGCGGAGGACGAATTAAAAATATTAGAACTATCCCTATCGTTAATAAGTGTTTTGAATATTTCATACTGTCCCTTTGAGGCGGTTAGCTGTGTCCATATATCGAGCCATTCCCCATAATGTTTATCAATAGGCTGTCCTCCGATTTGTATCTCAACAGAGTCTATTAATCTTAGGCCTAATTTAGGAATATTAACTGTATTACTCGAAACCTCGAATACGATATACATATTCCTTAATAAATCTCCTTTTTTGTCTAAAATACATTTAATTGTTTTCCCAAATGTTTTATTACCTTCGAAATATTGATAAAACCACTCTACACCAAAGTTACAATATTGATTATATACGTGTTTAAAAAAAGATACTTTTGGATTTCCACACATTTTTTTATTTTGAGGCCCTACAGCCATTAATTGAATTAATCCACCTCCCATTAAATATATATATTATAAATTTATAAATTTCTTTATGTAAATAAATATTTATAAATTTAGTTGCAATATGTTAAACCACCCATTCCACACGTAATACTAAGTATATTATAATTAACTGCAAAGACGGTTAAACTCCTATAAGCAGGGGGTATATCGTTCCCAGTTGTAGGTTTATAGTAACACGGAGCCGAAGTAATTGTAGAACTGGAACCACAACCACCGCTACTCGAAGAACTATTATAAAAAGTTAAATCCAAAACAATATTATCAATTCTTGAAAAATTACATGTTCCAGATGGCCGATGTTCTTCTGGTTTTAAAGCGAATGAGTAAAGATGTATAGCTTCACTTGGTATTGATGAGGCCGCAAATTGTGAATAATTTTTATCGAAGGCGACCGAATCACCTGAAAATAAAGTTTCAAATAAATATTTCATAGAAGTACCTGAATGATGTTGATATCTTTGGGCGACTGTAAAGTAACTTCCATTTCTTTCACGGAACCTATCTTTACCGTTGAGTTGTATTAATGCTGTTTTCGCAACTTCAAAGGTTCGATTATTGGTTAATGCTGACGAGCATGCGCCAACAGATGTATTATCTATAAACCAAATTAATTCTTTTACTGGGTGATTAAAACGGAGAGGAACTGTCACCCTTTCTGAATTAGTTGATATTGATTTTGGTCCAAGGGTTTGGACTTGTTGAAATAAATATTCATGTTTAACTTTGGCGAATTTTCTTCTTTCAGCCGTATCTAAGAATATATAATCGGCATAAACTTCTAAATCCTCTATAATATTTGGTTCTGCCGGAATATCTACTTCATACTTTTCTCCAGAAACATCTTTACCTGTTATATCTATTGTAAAACCTTTTGTAATATCAGTCAAATATTTAGAAGTTGTCAGAGAAAAATTTAATTTAACTTCGTGATATTGTAAAGCAATTAGTGGAAGTGCCAAACCTGGGTTATCACAAAACCAAAATTTTAATGGAAGATATACATCTCCATCGGTAAAAAGGTCATATTTACTATTAATTCGGCTGGATTTGCCAAAAAGCATTTGATTTAAGGTTAACTTTTTGTCCAGTGGTTCGCATAAATCTGTCCATATATTAAGCCAATCCCCATAATGTTTGTCTATAATTTGTCCTCCGATTTCTATTTCCACATAATCTAGAAAATTATAACCTTCTGATGGATAATAAAATTTTAAAGTGTCTCGTGTGCATCCACTTAAATTTCCCGAAGATATCGACGCACTAGAATCATAACTACTTGATATTATTCCAAAATCACCGGTTGTTAATTTAAAAGCTTTTCTCTTAATAACAACATAAATATTTTTTACTAAATCTCCGTTGCGTCCTATAGTAACTGCGAATTTCGAGCCTTGTTTTAAAGTGCCTACTGTGTTTTGTAAAATAGATTCTACTGCAAAATTAGTGTGTCTCTTATAAACTGCTCTAAAATAAGTCATTTGAGGATTTCCTGTTAAATAAACATCTTGTGCGCCGCTAGCTATTAATTGCATTAGAGCTCCACCTCCCATAATAATTAATATACAGTGATATTATTATTAGATAAAAATAACTAATATAAAAATGTGT